AATGTTCGTAAAGGTGACTTGCCCCGCAAACATTTGTGCCATGTCCGCGAGACTTTCCGCGCCCTCGTCCTGCAATTGCTGGTAATAGACCGCATCACTGATAGCGCCGTCATTGGTAGAAGCGTTGCGCGCGTCCTGATAGAGTTCGTACCGGCTAAGGCCCGTGGGATTGCCCTTGCTTGCCCAAACCGTCTTTCGTTGTAGGCCCTCGCCCTCGCCCGCGACAAGGACGTTAGTTACCATTGCGCTTGCGTCCTCTACGTAATCGCTTGATTGCAGATTGCCGTATTCGGACGAAAAGACCGCGTATGTGTTTTCACTTTGAGCATAGGAACGATCAACGCCGGTGAACATGTCAAATACCATGCCGCCGCTAGCGTTGTCATAATGCACCGCAAAGCCTAGCGAATAGGTCTTGCAAATGTTCGTTATCGCTTCAAGTAGATTTGTTCCTGTGAATTGCTGTTGCATCTGCGTTGCCGGTATGTCAAGCGTTCCGATTGTCATAGGCAACTTGCGCGCCATGTCCGTGGGATTGATAGCAGAAACGTCGATAAGCTGCGTGATGCATTGGGCAATGGTGCCGCTAACCTGCGTCTGTTGCGCGATAATGCGGCGCGCAAGGATTGACGCGAGAAAGCGCCCTGAAACCGTCATGACCTCTTGCCCGTTAAGATCTTGCGTAACCTCGCGCCGTTCGATGATGCCCATTTCCGTGTCATCGTCACCGCGCATGACATAGTTATTGACTTGCAGATATCGCAAATTGTGGCTAGACATGGGTATGGTTAGCTGAAAGTCTCCCACGTCATAATATCTGGTAGTCCAAATGAAAGATGTGTAATCGTCAACCGCGCAAAGGCGCGAGAAATGCGCGTCCGCGACAACCGGCAACATATCCGCCATTGGCTAGACCCCCTCGTATATGTTCGTGTGGGTGATGGAAACCGCAAGGCCCGTGACCGCGCCGCCGTCCGCCGTATAGGTGTATGTGCTGCCACCAATCGCAAGCTGTAACCAAGTGCTGCCCTTTGCAATGGCATTAAACACGCTGCTAGTAGCGCCGTCCCTCAATAGCGTTGCCGTCTTATGCCCAATGCGCGTGTCAATCGTCACAAGGTCTGCTTGTTCCATCGTCATTTCTAGTTCGATATATTCGCCCGTCTCATAGTCGATAACACGCGGATTGACTACCGCATCACTTGCGTAAAGTTCAATGATTATGCCCGTCTCAACGTCACCGCCGTTGTTGACCTCAATTGAAACGATTGGATCAACATAGCCAAAGACCAATTCCGGTGATTCCGTAGATGCAAAGGGGAAATGAAACATGCTGATGGTCTGCGAAAGGTCATTAACAATGCTTTGCGCATCTTCCCAATAGGGATATGGGCAAAGAATGGCAACGCTCACCTTTTGCGGATGGTCCGTGTACTCAATTTCGATGCTCTCAACGTATCCGTTAATGTAAACGTCTCGCGTCTCCGATTGATAGCTAACCTTTATGGAATGCTTTGTCTTCAAGACCTTGTAGACCTCAACGCGATTTGCCGCCGCGTCACTCTGAATGACGAATGCAACGTTTATTGTGCGCATCTGCAACTTTGCGCTGTTGAATTGCGCGCCGTCGATCAACGCTAGTTCGCTCGTGTTTATCGCCGCCTTTGGTGGATTGATGCCGTCGATATCGACAAACTCAAAAGGCGTGTTCAAATCGCTTGCCGGTGAAAGAACAAGCGTGTTTCCGCGCTCATTCTCAAAGGTCAAGTTAAACATGCTGCAAGCCCCCCTTAGCGGTAAAGATAATTGACTTCGTATCACGGTAGATGCCTAGCCGGTCAATAGCGTTGGGACTGTTGATTGTCTGGTTGAAAATGACGTTTTGCACGCGCGCGCCGCCCGTTTCCGTTGAGCCAACGCCGCCCGCACTAGCCGCATACGTGCCGCCCGCAATGCCATTTGCGGCGATTGAAACGTCACCGCGCAAACCGTCAACCATGCCGCCCATGTCCTTTTGCATAGACCGCATCACTGCTGGCATTTCGTCACCAAAGCCAACCGCGATACCTTGAGCAAGGTACTTGCCCACTTCATCACGCATGACCTTAGACGGTGAAGCAATGCCAAAGAGATTCTTAATAAAGCTGGTGACATTGCCAACCCAACCGCTTATCTTCCCCTTGATCCATCCAAGGCCATTTGAAATGCCGTTCCAAATGCCGCGCACAAGATTCATGCCAACGTCTGCAACCCTGTTAGGGATCTCGCGCACGGTGCCAACAACGGCATTCAAGAGCGATTGAGCGGCCGCGCGCCCCCTGCTTGCAAGCTGGCCCGCCCATGACGCAACGCGGGAAATTGCGCTAGACAAGAAAGCGCCTATGCGCGCCGGCACCTGCGAAACAAAGGTTATGACGTTGTTCAGAAAGCCGCGCGCCGCCGCAAGCGCGCTAGCGCCCATCTGCGTTGCCCATGCCTTGACCTTTGCAATTACAACGGATAGGAAAGCGCCTACCTTATCCGGTATCTGTGCAAACCAATTGACCATACTTGTAATCGCGTTTGGTATCGTCTCCGTGAAAAAGACCTTGATAGCGTCAACCGCGCCACCGACAAACTCTTTGATGTTGCCCCAAACCTCAATAACCTTGTTTCGGAAATCCTCATTGGTGTTCCAAAGCACGACAAGAGCCGCGACAAGGCCCGCGATAAGCCCCACGACAAGCCCTATTGGGCTTGCCATTTGCGCCGCGTTGAGCAGCTTTTGTGAAAGCGTCATGCCGTCCGTTGCAACCTTCCAAGCCTTGAAAGCTTCAACCGCTCCTGTAACCATGCTAACAACCTTCATAGCCGCCATAGCCGTACCGATTCCCGCAATGGCAGACGCGATATTCGGTAGGTTATTCATAGCCCATGTGATAGCGTCCTTGAGTGTCGGAATTAGGGTATCTTCAACATAGGCGAAAGCTTCCTCAATCTGTGGCCCGAATTCCTCCATGAGTTGCCCCGCCATGTCTGCCAACTCAACGCGCACGCCCTGCATTGCAAGTGCCAACTTATCCGGTGCGTCAAGCGTGTTTTCAAACGTCTGGTTGACGTTTCCCTCAAAGTCCGACATAGCAGTACCCAATTCGGCAAATGACAAGTTACCGTCTCGCACAGCGTTTGCGATTGAAGCGCCCGCCTTTGTTCCGAAAAGTTCAGTTGCTAGCGTGATAGCTTCCGTGCTGCTTCCCGCGTTCCTGATGCTGTCTTCCATTTCCTGCATTGCTTGCGACATGGGCTTGCCCTCCGCCGCCGCATTCGCAAGAGCCCTTTTCATGCCCGCTAGCGTCGATGATGCATCAACACCGTTCTTTTCAAGGTTTGCGAGAAACATAGCCGCGTCGCTAGCGCTGTAGCCCATTTCCTGCAAGGCCGGTGCATTGGTGACCATTGATTCCGCCAACTTGTCAACGCTAATGCCCGTGGCCTGTCCGGCCGCGTTGAGCGTGTCAAGCATTAGGCCCGCGTCCTGTGCTTCGATGCCCCATGCCGCCATTGCAGCCTGTGACGAATCTATCGCCGTCTTAACGTCAACGCCGTTAAGCTGTGCGAACCTCAAGAAGTCCTCTGAAAGACCTTGCAGCGCGTCACCGGTCAAGCCAAAACGTGTGCTGACCTCGCCAACCGCCGTGCCAATGTCGGTAAAGTCCGCAACAATGCTGCCCGCAACGCCGCTATAGGCGTTCATTAAGTCATCCGCCGCGTCACCCGTTGCGCCCGTTGCCGCTATGATCGTGTCCGCGCCCTCGTCATATGCCGCCCATGCGTCATATGATGCTTGCGCTAGATCCTTGAATCCCTGAATAGCCGCTTGAATGCCCTGTGAAATTAGATTGCCCAAGGCAACCTTCATAGCGTCGATTCCGCCCGTGTCACCGGCACTTTGGTTAACGTCCTCTAGTGACTTGTCGAAACTTTCCGCCGCGTCCTGCGCGCCCTCTAGTTTGGCCTTGTTTTCCTGCAAGTCCCCCGACAAATCGCCAATCTGCCTTGCAAGGTCCTTTGCTTCGTCGCTGTTCTCACCAAAGTTGATAGCGGCCTTAGCATATTCATCCTTGAGATCTGAAAGCTGCTTTTCCTGCTCGTCAATCGTGCTGGTAAGCTTGCCAAACTCCGTGTTTGCTTCTTTTTCCTGCGACTGTAGTTCCTCTAGCCTGTCGTTATAGCCCTCAAGCTGGCTTTCAGTCTTCTTTACGGCCGCTTCCTGATTCTCTATCTGAACCTTGAGCCGTTGGGCCTGTGGGCTTGTCTCGCCCATTTCCTGCGAGACAAGCGCATATTGCTTCTTTAGATCCTCAAGAATCGTCCTTTGGCTACCCAAGACCGATTGAAGCTGCCTTGTCTTTGCCGCCACTCCGGTTGCGCTGTCGCTCCAGCGTCCCATCCCCGCCGTAGCGTTCTTAAATTCCGCGTTCGCTAACTTTATCTGGTTGCGCGCGTCCGTCATGTTCTTTTTAAGGTCCGCAATGTCAAGTTTCCATTGCATCGTACTTTCGTTATCGCGCGCCATAGTTTGCACCCCTAGAATATGTTATCGTCGCTGGCCCGTCTGCGAATGTGTATGTTCCCCTTTGCGTCGCGTCTAATGTTACCACGCGAGATAGGCGCGCCCGTCGCTTGTGCGCCGTCATCCTCGCGTGCAACCTTGTCATTAAGCCTGTTGACTAGTAAGAAAACCTCTCCCGCGCGTTCCCTGCGCACAGTGAAAGGCGATAGAGACGGATACCTCTTGCAAAGGTTATCCGTCATATCAAACATGAGTTGATAAAGGGTAAGGGTAGCGCCGTCATTGGCGCTACCCCCTACCTGTTTTTTGAGCCGTTGCCCTTTACGCTTTCGGCAACGTACCTGAACAGTTCGACAAGAACGGGAACAAGTTCACGCACCTTGACATATCGCAGGTCATCCGCCGTAAGATCGGGGAAAACGTCAAGCAAAAGCACCTTGAAATTGTCCCAATTCTCACGCACAACCCTAACGATGGTGTCCGCGTCCGCGTCCTCGCCTACCGCGTCCAATAGGTGCAAGATATCCTCAACGGTGCCAAAGAAGAGATCGTAAGGGCTTGCCGTAACCGTCTTTTCAACGTCCGTCTGCGATACGCGCCCGCTTTCGTCGTGCCTGTAAACGTTAAGCTGCATGGATGATGCCCCCTTTGTGTTTGGTGCCGCTAGACCTTAGCCGTGATGCCCGTAAGAACGTCCGGTGTGTGGACCGTGGCAAGGACGGTTGCCGCGTCAAAGGTGGAGAAACGCGAATCGGCAACGATGCCCTTTGCCGTCTTGCCGGTCTTAGTAAAGACGTGGTTGGTGTTAACGCCGGTATAGGTAAGTTCCTGCCCGCTGGAATCGGTGCCGTCATCCTGCGTAGCGCTGGAAACGTCTGGAATAGTAAACTTGCCCTTGAGCCGCCAATAAACCACGGTGTCACCGCTGGTCAACTCGTACTGGTAGCCAATAGCCATGTAAGGCGGGACCGCTGGACCGTCGATGTAAACGCCGCTGGTAGCGTCGATCTCCTTGCCGGTGATCTTAGAAAGCACGTCAAGCGGGATAGAAGCACCGGTGATGCTGATTTCGTCGCTACCCTCAGAATTGATCACGATTGCGGGGATGTTGTCATAATACTTAGAAGCGCTGTTGGCTTCGGTTGACTTGCTGATCTCCGCAACCGGGATAATGTCGAAAATCTCGCCCGTGGCGTAACCCTCGCCGTCATCCTGCGTGACGATAGCGCCGACAAGGTTAGAAACGCCCCTGAAATCATCGTAAAACTTGCTCATTTTGCGTCATCCTTTCCCCATTAGTCTTTTGTGCTTTAGTCTTTCGTGCTGATTCCAACAATAAAGCACTAAGCTAGCCTTACCATAACGCCATATTCGTGATCGCCCGAATCCGTGTAACCGTCTTCAATGCTTACAAAAGGCACCGAGAATTTAAGATTGAGCAACACATTAGCGATAGGCTCAGTGGTATATTCTAGCGTCTCCGAATGTCCGCTATTGTCATAGAACGTAACGCTTTCAATCTCAACCGGATCGTTCTTATTATCAAAGCCAATAACATAGCTTGCACCCGTTGGCAAAACTATACGATCCGTTGCGTTTGCCTGCTTAGGCGCGTGAGAAACGGTCCGATTATCCACTAGCGTATCTGCAAACTCCGGTGGTACGTATGACAAATTCTTGTCTTGCACGCCTAGCCTAAAACCGGCACCAATACCGCCGCCGCTACCGCCGCCGATGTAAGGCGCAAGCGCCGTGATTGCATCCGCAACGCCAACCGCGTTGCTCTCGCCGCCCATAGCGTCAACAATGGCATTAATAGCGCCAACAACGCTAGTAGGCTCATTGCCCGTATAGCCCTGCTCAACCGCAATTGCGTTAAGCGCGTCAAGCCTTCTACCCATTTCAATTCACCCTCTCGTAATATGTCGCGTTGATGCCCCGCCCCGTGTGTGTAGGCTCGTCACTAATTATATCGTAGCCCGCACCAGCGCATATGAAGCCGCTTGCCCTTAGAGCGTCACGAGCATTGAGCAACATTTCCTGTGCCGTGTCGGGACTTGCCGCGTATACGTTTACGTCAAAGTCCCAAACGTTCGCCTTTTCCACGTTGTCATAGTAAAGCGCGCCCGTAGTGTTGTTGTTGTAGTACGTATAGAATGCGTCTGGATAGGCTTCATCGTCCGACATTGAACCTTGCAGAAAGACGGGATAGCCAAAGCCCGCTAGCACTCCATAAAGCCTGTTTAGCGCGTCCATTGCCTACCCCCTAAATCTGCAAATGACGTTGCATGATTTCCTCTTGCACGCGCGCAACCTCTTGTTTCGTCCGCGCGCCACGGATAGCGTTGTATAGCTTAACATCCTTGCTCATTCGTGGCGTACCGTACATGACGAAAATAGAGTGATATCCGCCCGCCTTGCTCAAGTCGAAACCAACACCAACGCTTGCAATGGTTCCGCTCCACTCTGGCCCCGTTTCGTCCTTGACCGCCGCCAACATCCGGCCCGTGCTGTAAGGTGTGCCGCCTTTGGTGTACTTTGCCGCCGCCTGTCGCGTGTTGCTCTGAATGATGCTTTGCGTTTCCGTCAAGGCTTCATCGACCGCGCCTTTTAGATCCTTTTCGGCCTTGTCAATCTGGTAGGCCAATTCCTCAAAGCCCTTGAACGTTAGCGACATTCTAGCCATTAGGCCCCGCCGCCAATCGCGCGCACCTTGATTGATAGATACTGATTGCGCATGTCTATGTTTTCCGGTGTGCCTACAACCTCATATGTCTTGTCCGTGTCGCAAACGTATACGCGACAATCCGCCGTGATGGTAGGGTCAAACCACGTGTTTAGCGTTGCCGTGTCCTCAATGGTGTAGACCTCGTTTGACATGCGTTCCGTGCCGCCAAAGGTGCGAAAGCTGCAAAAGCGAACGTCGCTAACGTCATCCGGTGCGGGATAGTCCTTAACGCGCGCGCCGCGCACGTTGGTAACCGTGGGAACAAGCAGCTTGAAAGCCACGTTGAAAGGTGCCGCCGTCCTGTATGGCATTAGTTCCCGCCCCCCGTGGCTGTGTCGGTAGCCGCAACGCTTGCAAGCTGTATGACGCGCTCATAGAAGTAGGGCGAAAGCACGCCCGCGCCGCCACCGTAGTTCCAAAGGTCCGCAACGCCGCGCGAGACAACGCCCGCCGTCTGTTCCGTTCCGACAATGGCAGACGGAACGCCCGCATCCGTCAAGTATTCGTTAATCTCTGCAATGTAAAGGCTGATAGTAGCGTCAAGGTAACTGCCTGTGATGCCTAGTGCCGCCTTTACCGTTGCTAGCATGTCGAATGCGGGCATACCGTCCACCGTCCCTTAGAGTCTCTAGGCCGTCTTCACAACGACAAGTGAAGCGTTGGAAACCGGCTTGCCGTCAACAGAC